ACGGGATTCGTATGGTGGCTATGGACAATACTCGCACCGTTCTAGTTCACTTTCGTCTTTATGCAGATAAGTTCGAGAAGTATGAATACAATCACAATACTCCTAAGTTCGTAATTGGTGTTAATACTGACCACCTCTATCGTATTGTTCGCACTGCGACAAACGATGATACCATCACTTTTTACGTTGATTCTTCAGACTCTAACTCGCTTGGTATTCTGCTTGAAGATGGTGAGAAGAAGCAGGTGACTCGGTATAAGTTGAATCTTCTTGACCGCGATGAGCCTGATATTCAGCTTCCTGAGACTGAGTTTTCTACGAACATTACGATGCCTTCACTTGACTTTCAAAAGATTTGTCGCGATATGACACTTCTTGGAGCAAAGACAGTTGAAATCAAGAATGTAGGCTCTTCGCTTACATTCTCTTGCAAGGGACACTTCGCATCGCGCACTACAGTTATGGGCGATTCTGAAAGTGAGTTTGTAATACAAAAGAAGACAAATGATGAGATTGTTACTGGAAACTTCTCTCTTCCCCTGCTTGTCCTTTTTACCAAGTGTACGAATCTTTCTAACAATCTTGAGATTCATATGAAGAATGACTGGTTTCTCATGATTCGATATGTTATTGCAAATCTTGGAGATATCAAGCTTTGCTTAATGAACTGCTCAGCGTAATAGAATAACCAATTAATCCCTCTGTAATATCAATCCATACGTTCTTTTCAAAAGGATCTATGAGCTGATAGAGAATAAAAAGTATAAGTATTATAGGATATACACCACCTATCATACCAAATACCACATGCCAGAATGAATTCCAGCCATCTGCGAATAGGTATCTCATTATAATTTCACACGACAATACTCATAGTTATACTTGTGAAACTTCTTTATCTTTAAATTCGGAATGAATAGTATGAAATGCAATATTTGAGATCATATATCCAATTCCAAAGAGTAAACATGAATGAATAAAGCCTCTTGCTGAAAAACTACGGGTTAACCATATAATAAATGCACATATCCCAATTATAATTAGTCTACTACAAGTCTTATTGAAACTAGTTTCTTCTGGAAATAATTTATCTTCTGCAAACATCGACACTCCAATCAATATGATAAAAAATATCCTCTGTAAGCTATCTATCCAACTTACAAAGAAAAACTTATCATAATTTACAAGTGTAGTAATTATTGGTATAGGTATACACGCTTTCCAAAAATCACAATCAATCTTACCAGCATGCCAATATATTAAAATTACAATTAAGAAAAAAGCGGATGTTGTTGGATTCTGAATAAAAAGAACTGTCATCAAGCAAACCATAACTACCTTAATTACCTCATCGTGCAATGGAGTTAACTTAATACCATTATCAGTTACATCATCGTAAAGCTTATGAACTATTCCGGAAAGCAGAGGAATAGCTTGCTCCATTATACTAGCATTTTCTATTCTTAAATTAATTTTAACTCACTTAGGTCTTGCTTTATGGGCTGTATACGTAACATCATCTCCAACCTTAAATCCAACCATTTCGGGGTTAATATAGCTATTCTCTGAGACAGTTGTTGTCGTGTTCCAAACCTTAATAATCGATGCCGGCCCTTTAGGGGAAATTGTAATCCCAACAAGAGTTTCCTTGCGATGAATCAGAAACTCATTTGTTATACAGTGGACCATTAGGTCAATAAATGTTGTGTATGCAATAGATGCTTCTACCTTTTTAGACCACGCTCCGCCAGCTTCATTTTCAACAGCATCCCATAGAGGCTTGAATCCACGTCTCATAAAGAAGAACATACCAGACTCCCATGCTTCTTTTGAGATTGAGTCCACGATTGTCCAGAATTGTTGAGGAGTGCTAATATCAGCAATCTTGATGTAACTTTCAAAAGAATAGTCCTTATTGTCGGGGTCATGATACCACAGAATCCAAGAATATTGGAGTTTTGTGGTCTCTATTTCTGAACCCATTTGTAATACTACTACGGTAGAATCTATCTATATATGAAACGGATTCGTTTTTAACAGAATCGAAATACTAGTAACTATTACAATGAGCCTAACAATTGTAGAAGTATATTCGGTTCGTTCCGCATCAAAGCTCTCTCTGCCAAAGAGCGTTCAAGATAATATCGCAAAGCTTCGCATTACTCCAGTAGCATACAAGCCATTTCGTCCTCCACCAAAACACAGCTCTTATCGTCCAAAGTATGAACCTAAGCCAAGTATTTCAGAAAATTGGAGAGAGAAGAGCCTTGTAGCCTATGTCAGCAAACTTAGCGATAAGGGTGACGCAGACTATTTCACCATGTTTAGTATTCTAAATAAGATATCTGCAGCGAATCTATCTAAACTAGCACCTGAAGGATTGGAGATTTTACGAAAGCGAGATCAAGAGTTTCGTCTGCGCGTAACTACTCTAATGTTTGATAAGGCTATTTCTGAGCATATGTTTGCCGGAGTAATCGCTGATTGTGCAGTTCTCTTTCATAGAGAGTTTTCTGAAATTGGAGAGGACTTTATGATGCAAGCAAGAATGTTTACAAAGCTGTATGACATCAACACAACACTTACATATCCTCAAGTGATGGAACCAGATTATGATGAAAAGGTTATTAAGTGGATGAAGCAAAAGGAGAAGCGACGCGGCTACGCAAAGTTTCTAACTCAGTTATTTGTTCGTAGTCTTATTACAGAAGATGTCATGACTGCATCAGTTACTGATGTAATTTCTGAGATGTCTATTGCCTCAAAGCAACCAAAGAGTGAACAGACAGAGGAAAATACAACGCAATATGTTGACTTTCTCTTTGAAAGTGCAAAGGTGCTTCCTGCTTCAGCAAAGAATCTTCGAGCAACAATTAAGAGTGGACTTTTGGAGCTACTAACACTTCCTCGTCCTGAGCTACCCAGTTTATGTATGCGATCAAGGTTTCGTATGGAAGATACACTAAAATGCGTTTAGGAGAGACGAGAACAAACAAATCATAGAAATAAATGGCTCTACCATCCGCAAGTGTTTTACTAAGGGCGGCTCAGCTAGCCGTTGATGAAGATAAGCCTATATATCTTGACTATTTTCGTGATAGCCTTGAGAAGAAGTGCTGTATTGGAGTTCAAGCAGACAATACAAAGTTTCTTGTAAAGTCAGATAGCGAGTATACGTCATCAATTCAAAGCGTTTTTACTTGCGAGAATTGTTACATTGTTGCTACAGAAAACAGTTTGTATGTTCTTTCAAAGGAGGTTCCTGTAAAGAAGATTCTTGGGTCTACAGGAAACTAAGTAAATTATACAATGCTACAATATCCTCCACCGCATTATATACTTTTTGAACCTCTCAATGATGTAGAGACTCAAAAAGCGTGGAAAGAATATAAACAAGTTTACGCAAAAGAGTGTGAATTTGCAGAGATAGATGCTGCCGAAGTAAATACGGTGGATACATTCTCGCCTTGGTTTTACAATTGGATTTCACAGGTTGCTGAAAAGCAAGAAAAGCGTATGCGTATTTTGATTGTTTGGCATGCCGAGTTTCTAACATTTTCGTGCCAACAAATGATTCGCCGCTCTCTTGAAGAACGTTCATTCAAATGTCGTGTATGGTTTCATGTAGAAGATCCAACAACAATTCAACCTGCTATTCAAAGTAGATGTATTGTAAAACGAATGCCAACAAATATACATAAGCCAATCATTAAACAACTATGAAGGTCGAAGTATACACAGACGGAGCTTGCTCTCACAATGGTAAGAAGGACGCAAAGGCTTCTTGGGCATTCTACTTTCCAGAGAATAAGCCACTTTCAAACGCCGCTCGTGTTCCGGAAGATCAAACGCAAACCAACCAACGAGGAGAACTAATGGCAATTAGTGAGGCAGTAAAAGCTGCAGAAATAGCATTTCCTCTTGCTGAAACTGAACTAAAAATCTACACGGATTCTATGTATTCCAAGAATTGTCTTACGAACTGGCTGTCATCATGGGTTGCAAAGAATTGGAAGACATCACAAGGTGGTGATGTTATTCATCGAGATATAATTGAAGATACCTCGAATCGTCTCTCTCGATTCAAGTCTTATAATATCACATATGTAAAAGCTCATACTGGCGGTGTTGATGAACATAGTCGTAATAATCATATTGTAGATCGAATGGCTTCCAGAATCATTCACCCCGAAGAAGAGATCAAAGAGATTACGTCAAATGGTGAGGAAGCTATTGAAGGATGTCCATTAAAATTAATGGGCGCTCCGATTGGAGAGCGTGATTTAGTAAGATGGTGTATGCTAAATCTTTCAAAACTTGATGAAAGTGAGCTTGATAAGGCACTCATCTCTGCATTTACGAAGACCGTTAAGAAGAAAGGATTTGGTGTAGAGAAACAACGTCTACACCGAAGCAATTTATATCGACTTAAAACGGATAATGGTTTAATTAATGAAGGCGTTACAATAATAAAGGAAGAATGAGTGTCACTGCCTATCATTTCTGGTCACCAACTTGCGCACCGTGCAAGGCAATCAAGGGAGCTGTAGAAGACCTAACCGAAGACTTTAATACAGTTAATTGGTATTCTGTAAACACACATGATGATAAGGATGGAATCGCAGAGTCCTATAATGTAACAGTTGTTCCAACAATTGTCGTTGAGACAAAGAATGCAGAAGGTAATGTTATTTCGGTAGAGAAACAGTCAGGCACTACTATTTCTGCCTATTATCGTATTCTTCGAAATGGTCTTCGTCTTATTCAACAATCGTAGATGTAACCACTTCACCATCTCTGTAGGCTTCACATACAAACTGATCATCATCACTTACTGGCGCTGACGTGCCACTAGGATCACCAACTGATACTTTTTTACCGCTTGTGCCAGGCAATGTTGGAAGGCACATAGTTCCACTTGAGTTTAGAACCGTGCCATCTGGGCACTTTGGTCCTGATGGTGTGGGAACTGGAGGAGAACTACCACCCGAAGAAGCAGAAGAACCACTTAGAAATCTTTTTTGAATAAAGTAGGAAGATGCTGCAAATGTAATCGCCATAAAAAGTGATATAATTACAGAGTAGTTTCCATACTTGTATGCTCTCAGGCAGTTATTGTTATATAATACAAGAGACTGAAGAATAAATACAGCACCCGTTGTAGCTCCAAGTGCTATGCTCTGGCTCGCAGCTCCACTATCCCATAATTCAATCATAAGATACCAAAGAACAGTCATTGACATAATAATGCCTTGAGGAGCAATCGCATTTTCAAGCCATTCAAATCCAGGTAGACTACACATATTCGTATCGCCACCTCTCTGTGTTCTGCGACCACCGCGAAATGGGTTAGCGCCTGGTTCGGCACGACGTCTTTCCGCAGCTTCTTCAGCCGCAATTCTTGCATTTTCCGCTCGTTCAGCAGCTTGTGCATCTGCAAATGGGTTTCTTTCGGCGGCCGCAGCAACAACAGGTGCGGCAACGGCAGCAGCGGCGGCCGGAGGAGCTATTGCAGGTAATGCTGCAGCGGCAGCGGCGGGAGCGGCAGCAAACGGATTAGCAGCGGCACCCAATCCAGCAGCACCAACACCAAACGGATTAGCAGCGGCAGCGGCACCTGGAGCAGCAGCAGCTGGAGCATTACCAAATAAAGCAGCGGCAGCCGGAGGCCCAAATAGCCCAGCAGCTCCAAGATTTGCACCAGGAGCGCCAAACATACCTGGAGCAAAAACTGGAGCACCTGGAGCAGCAGCAGCGGCAGCTACAGCGGGAGCAGCTACAGCGGCGGCACCGACACCTGCAATACCAATAAGAGCCTTAGCAGCAAGTGGAAGCTTTGCAAACTGAGTTCCAAGAAAAGATAATACACTTACAATTGCATCAACAACTGGTCCACCAATTAACTTATTAATTATCATGCCAACTAAAGCAGTAATTCCAGCTACAGAATAATGATAATGACTATTCATTAAATCAGCAATAAATCCATATGCAAAAAGTGTATTTGGCAAATAGAGAATCATCAAAGATAAAAAGCCTATTCCATTTCCTGGTGTAACAGCATTAAGAGCACCTTCTGTCCAAAGTTTATGCGCATATGCCGAACCAACAACAAGAAACAATATAGCAAATATGACAGCACTAATTCCACCAGAGTCCATTGCTTATTCTCACGATACAAAATCATGAGAAACTACAAATGAGCATATATGGGTCAAGTTCCTCATGGGGCGACCAGTGTACTAATGCTGAGCAAAGTCCCATTAATCTATCTCAGTCTGGTTCAAAACCATGTGACCTTTTATGCGAACTTACATTTGATGATGCATATATCTCGCAAGCAAATGTCATAGTATCTGATGAGGGTCTTATTCTACAAAGCCAAACTGGATTAGGAAGCTGTAAATTTGCAGGAGAATCATATTCTTGCAATAGTTTACTTGTTACTCATCCAAGCCACCACACAATTGAAAACATTCAGGCAGATGCGGAGGTGATTGCCATGTTTAGTAGTCCTACATCGGGAATGCTTTGTGTCAGCGCTTTAGTTCGTGTCAACCCTAATCCAACATCATCTCTGCATTTCTTCAATGCATTTGTGCCATACGCAAATCCAAGTGCTGAAACTACATCCGTAAGTTTGGGCGAACAATGGGGTCTTTTCATGATGGTTCCACCGGCAGGCTCGTATTACGTATATGATGGCTCTATGGTTGTTCCGCCTTGCCAGCAGACTAAGTGGGTCGTGTTTCAAAGTATGATTAATATTGATTCATCAGACTTTGCTCTTCTTGTAAAAAATGTAATTCCTGGCTCTCGTCCAATTCAACAGCTTGGAAATCGTGAAGTTTTCTTTAATGATATTGCTCAGCTTCCAGGTGGTCCTATGCCTAAAGATGGAAAGACATACATGAGGTGTAAGCGCTCTGGAAAGAAGCCAGATGTAAAAGACGTGAAATCTGCTGGTATGCAGAATGCAAAAAGTGAGCAAGACAAAAAGAAGAAACACTGGCTTCATGAGTGGGCATCTAGGCAGATTGAGATAAATGGTTACATGGAAATATTTAGTGTGATTATGATGATTCTTTCAATAGGCGCAGGAATCTATTATGGATGGACGCAATCTAAGGGTCCTTGGGGAATGTATCTAGTTTTACAGGGGCAAAAATTCGCAGTTTACCTGCGGTCTTTTATTTTTAAAGCTGCTCTTCCTTCATTTACTTCTTCTGATATTTCTCCATCTTAGCGGCGCTCATCCCAGCACGTCTGATGCTCCTCAGGTGCACCCCAGACTGTTCCGTCCTCTTCAGCGTCACATTCTCCACCATACTTCTCCTCTAGCTCCTCAAAGGTAAGCTCGCGCTTCTCCTTGCGAACCTTACGATTCACCGTCTCCCATTGACCCTCTTCGTCTACAGGTTTCTCCTCGACAGTCTCATCCAGACGCTCTTCAGGCTCGGCAAAGCGGCGAATATTGTGGAAACGAGGCAGAACAAAGTCACTGTCATCAGTGCGCTTCTCCTCCAACTCTCGCGCCTCTTTCTCGCGATCAGTCTCTTCCTTCCACTCGGACGCAAGCTCAGTAAACTTACGTCCACTCCATGTCATCTGCTTTGCCCCCGCATTCCCGAGAGCAGGAAAGTTCTCTTCCGTGCGCTCGAGACCGCGCTCTGCCTGCTTGCGCTTCTCCTCCTCCTCTGCTTGCTTCATGTCCTCCTCAATCTGCCAGCGAGGCTTCTGTTGCGGGCGCTTCGGTTGCCGCTGAGGCCGGCTAAATGCACTCTTGGTCTCCATTGATTGATTGTTGCGCATTTGTGGCGGTATGTATGACATTTTGTCTGTGGTAGTAGGTTATCCTTGCTATGATGAAATCCGTTTTCCATTTTCATGTCGAAAACGAAAGTATTTAACATGAGCCACTCTTCTACTAAAATGACGAATGGTGTTGTTATCTCAATTAATGGAACAATTGGAGACATTCAAGTTCCTGCAAAGACTGCAGATGTTTTAGAGTGGATTCGTAAGAAATATAAAAACCCTGAAATTCAGTTTCAAGGAAAGATTCAAGATCCCATTAAAGATACGCATTGGTTATCTATCTTTGCAGGAGCTAATGGTTCAGAGGAAAACATTAATCAACATATGCTTCCATCTCCATTTGATGAAGAGTCATATACTGGCCAAATTGTAATTCTTGCTACTGAATCTGAAGAGCAGGATGAATATGATCCTAATATTTCATCATACATTAATCTGAAGTCTGATCATTATGAAAGTGTTTACCAAGAATGGACTCTTGAAGACGTTGAATCAGAAGCGGAAATAGTTGATAATGAGGAAAATGAGGATGAAGAAGCAGAGCCGGATATTGAAGAAGATGAAGAAGAGGAAGTTGTAAAAGAGATCGTTCATGTTGTACGTCCTATTCAGACTCATTCAAAGAACGTATTTGTTGAGTGTGCAATTCGTGATAAAGTGACTGAAAATTTTACTGAGTTTATTAGTTCTGCCACTAATTTAGAAGAAGCAATTCTTCATGTTGTGTGCG